ATAGCACTGCAGATTTTCCAGATTCTGCTGGTGTTATTGCATTAATTTCTGCTAATGAAACGACATACACTAACGTAAGTGAATTTGTCAACGATGCAAACTACCTTGATTCAACGACAGTTCAAGATGTTATTGATGCAACTTACATTCAATCTAATCAAACAACATATAGCACTGCAGATTTCTTAGATTCATATTATGCAACTGCATTAATTGATTCTGCTTATGTTCAAGCTAGACAGGCTCCAGGTGCTGGAACAGATCCTATCTTTAAGACTATCTCTGTTTCAGGTCAAAGTAATGTAGTTGCAGATACTACTGCTGATACACTCACATTTGTAGCAGGAACTGGAATCAGCATTACAACAGATGCTGATGCAGATGAGATTACATTCACTGCGACTGGCGGTGGTGGCAGTGGCACTCTTGACAGTACAACAGTTCTTGATGTCATTAATGCTACATATATTCAAGCTAATCAAACAACGTATACAAATGTCAGTGAATTTACTAATGATGCCAATTACTTAGACAGTACTACGGTTCAAGGTGTTGTTAACTCAGCATATGTAAATGGGCTTGTTGATTCGGTAAGTAACGCCACAAATGCGTTGACTTTAAATAGTCAAGCGGCAAGTTATTATCTAGATTATAATAATTTTAGTAATACGCCAACGATTCCAACAAATAATAACGAGCTTACGAATGGTGCTGGTTATATTACTAGCAGTGCATTAAGTTCTTATGCGACTCAGTCATATGTTACAACTGAAATCAATAATCTAATCGATGGTGCTCCTGATACTCTTAATACGCTGAATGAAATTGCTGCAGCGTTGAATGACGACGATTCTGCTTATGCTACTCTTGTTACCCTTATTGGTACAAAGACAAGTTATGATTCTACTAATGCTGCTGGTCAAATAGAAGCTTATGGCTATACGACATATGATTCTTCTAATTTCACTCAGCAATTAGGCGCAGCATCTGGTGTTAGTTTTGATCCGGCCGGTACAGATAATTCTACTGATGTTACTCTAAATACGTCTTCTTATGATTATTTGTCATTAAGTGGTCAACAAATCACATTAGGACAAATCGATGCAGCTACTGATATCACTGGTTTAGCCACAGTCGCTACTACTGGTACTTATGCTGATCTATCAGGTACACCTACTAATGTTAGCACATTCACTAATGATGCAAATTATTTAGACAGCACAACAGTTCAAGATGTTATTGATACTGCATATGTACAGGCAAATCAAATAACATATAGTACTGCTGATTTCCCAGATTCAGCCGGAGTAACTTCATTAGCCAACGCTGCTATTTCATCTGCAGTTGGCTCAACCGTTCAAGCTCAACTGGTATCTGGTACAAACATTAAGACAGTTAATAGCCAATCACTTCTTGGAAGTGGTAATCTAAGTATCTCTGGAGGTAGCGGAACACTCGATAGTTCTACTGCTCTAGGCGTTATTGATGATCATTTAAATACAGGTACAGCAGGAACTGGTGAAGTACTAAGCTGGACCGGCAGTGATTATGATTGGGTCGCGCAATCTGGTGGTGCTGGTGGAGGCATTGCTTATGATGACTCAGCTCAAGATCAGAGCACTGGATGGTTTGGCCTTCCTGTGGGAACGACCGATCAGAGAGACAGCGCTGCTGTTCCAGCCGATGGCGCAATCAGAGTTAACTCAACGACAGATTTTCTGGAAGCTTATTATGAAGGTGCTTGGATTGACGTAAAGAATCTTGCTGTTGCTTCTGCAACCGGCGGTACAGTCACAGAAGTTGACGGATACAAGTATCATGCTTTTACTACTGGTGGAACGTTTGAAGTTACGTCTTGGCCAGGTGGAACAACTGCTGATATTATCATCGTCGGTGGTGGCGGAGGCGGTGCTGGCGGAAATAATGCTTATGGATCTGGCGGCGGTGGTGGTGCTGGTGGTGTCATATTACTCACAAGCCAGACACTGTCAGTAACTAGCTATTCAATTACGATTGGTTCAGGCGGTGCAGGGGCATCAGGTCTAGATACTGCAGGTGGTACCGGAGGCGATACAACTGCATTTAGCAACACGGCATATGGTGGCGGTGGTGGTGGTTGTTTTACTAAAGCTCCAACCAGTGGTGCAAGTGGCGGTGGTGCTGGTACTGGCCAAGACGCAGGAAAACAAACTGGAGCATCTAGTTCATATCCAGCTCAAGGTAATGATGGCGGTGATGCTGAAGGCAGTGCCGGTAATAGCACTTCCTGTGGCGGTGGTGGTGGCGCAGGCGCAGTTGGTGGTGATGCTGTTTCTGGTACTGCTGGTAATGGTGGTGCAGGGTACGACGCTAGTGCTTACTTTGCCTCATTTGGTGAATCAGGTTATTTTGGCGGCGGCGGTGGTGGTGGCCGCGCATTTGGTGATGGCGGTGGCGCGGGTGGTACTGGCGGGGGTGGCGCTGCCGGAGTTGCGTCGGGAAATGGTTCGGATGGTACTGCCAACACTGGTGGTGGTGGTGGCGGAGGTGCCGCAACTACTTCAGAAGTTTCAGGCGGTTCTGGCGGCTCGGGTATTGTTGTTATTAGATATGCAGTAGTGTAACGGAGACGTAGATGCCTAACTTTGCACAATTAGACGAAAACAATAATGTAGTAAACGTTATAGTTGCTGATACGAATAAGCTCAACGCTGGCACATTCGGTGATCCAGCAACGTTTGTACAAACTTCATATAACACAAAAGCCGGCGAGCATTCTAGAGGTCGAGTGCCTATGAGAAAAAACTACGCTGGTATTGGCTATACTTACGATTCAGTTCGAGATGCTTTTATTCCACCAAAACCTGGTGATTCTTGGACATTAAATGAACAAACCTGTACTTGGGATCCGCCTGAAGGATATACAGGAACCGGTGCATAATATTGAAACGCACTCAAATTAAGGAGTAAATAATGAGTGATATCAAAGACCTGATTCAACACGCTTTGGATCAAGATTATAATAAGGCAAGTGAAGTCTTTGGCCAAGTGATGAGTATCAAAACTCAAGAAGTTCTTGACCAAGCAAAAGTCAAACTTGCAGGTCAGATCTATAACGGCGAAGAGGCCGATCAAGAAGACGAAGAGCTCGCCGCCATGAGTGACGAGGAGCTTGACGCTGCAGTTGAAGGAGAAGACGATGAGTCTGAGGAAGATGAGGTATCTGAAGAGGAAGAAGATGAAGCCTCAGATGATGACGAAAAACAGTAAAAGTTGAAATATTACTTTTTATAAATAATTAGCAGAAATGTCAAGATATGAAAACTTTTCGCGACGTTCGAACAAAGAAAGAGAAACCTGTTTACTCTAAGAAAGTGGATGGGTTTCAGGTTGAGGTCCGTAAGAACTCTGGTAGATTTGAAGCGTATGTCGATGGTGACATGCTAGATGACTTCAAATCACAGAACGATGCAGTGAAGGCTGCTACGGAATTCATTAAACAGTACAGGGATTAAAGATGAAGCTTATTGCGGAATTTACTGATCAGCACCTTGAAGTGCTAACTGAAGCCAAAGATGGTGGTGGTAAGAAGTACTCCATCGAAGGTGTGTTTGCGCAGGCTGAGCAGCAAAACCGCAATGGTAGAATCTATCCCCGTGGAATTATGGAATCTGCTGTACAGAAGTATAATGTAGAGCAGGTTGCAAAAGGTAGAGCTGTCGGAGAGCTGAACCATCCGGAAGGCCCGACAATCAACCTTGATAAAGTTTCTCACAAGATCGAAGCCTTGGATTGGCAAGGAAACGATGTTGTAGGAAAAGCCACTATCTTGGATACTCCAATGGGTATGATCGTTCAAGGTCTACTCGAAGGCGGTGTACAACTAGGGGTTTCAACTCGTGGTATGGGTAGTCTTGAGCGGCGTGGTAACGTGAATGTAGTCAAAGACGACTTCCTTCTCAACGCGGTAGACATCGTGCAAGATCCATCGGCACCTAACGCATTTGTTAATGGAATCATGGAAGGTGTTGAGTGGGTCTGGAATAACGGTATCATCGAAGCCAGGACAATTGAAAAGATGGAGACTGAAATTAAGAAAGCTCCGCGGAAGGGTCTCTACGAGGCTCAGGTTCGTGAGTTCAAGAATTTCCTCTCGTTGCTCAAAACTAGAAAATAAGGAGTCTGATATGTCTGAGAAAGACTTGGATCAATCCGAGCTCCATGACGACAACGAAGTTATGGAAGCCGTACACGATCCTAAAAACGCTGAAGCTCAGTCAGTCGCTTCTGTAGACGCCGCTGGTGATAAGGGCCCTAGCGCTAAAAAGCGTAAGGGTGACAACACCAAGCAAGAGCCGATGCCAAAAACGAAAGCTGGTATGATTAATGCCGCTTATACGAAGATGGCTGGTATGAAAAAAGAAGATCTCGCATCCTTGATCGGTAAGATCATGGCTGAAGAGACCGACAGCGAAGAGCAAGAAGTTGTTGCCGAGAAGGCCGACTTTGAGTACCAAGCTGATTTTTCTGCCGACTTGAAAGCTCTAGTCGAAGACGAAGCTACTCTGTCTGAGGAATTTAAAACAAAAGCTGAAGTTATCTTTGAAGCTGCTATCAAATCGAAGCTGGCCGAAGAGATCGACAGACTCGAAGAGAAATACAACGAAGAGTTGGCTGAAGAAGTCAAGTCTACGAAGGAAGATCTCGTCGAGAAAGTTGACAGCTACCTAAACTACGTGGTTGAAAAGTGGATGGAAGACAATCAAATTGCCATCCAATCTGGCCTACGTGCTGAGATCGCTGAGAAGTTCATGACAGGCCTGAAAGACCTGTTCACTGAGTCTTACATCGAAGTACCGGAAGCTAAGGTCGACCTAGTTGACGAACTCGCCGAAACGGTTGATGAGCTTGAGACTAAACTCAATGCTACAACTGCAGAAGCAATCGCAATGGCCGAGGAACTTGAGACTTACAAGCGTGATGCTATCATCCGCGAAGCCTCTCGCGATCTCGCCGAAACTCAAGTCGAGAAACTAAAGTCTTTGGTTGAAGACGTTGATTTTGAAGACGCTGAGTCTTTCTCTAAGAAAGTTCAGACCGTCAAGGAATCATACTTCACAAAGAAGGCTACTGAGTCTACACAAGAGATTCAAGAAGACGAAGATGGTGAAACACCCGTCGCTTCTGGCTCTATGGCTCACTACCTCTCGGCACTCAAGAAAACCTCTGCCAAATAAGGGAGAATCCAAATGCAATCGTACGATAAACTCGTAGAAAAGTGGGCCCCGGTTCTGAACGAAGAATCTGCCGGTGTCATTAAGGATGCACACCGTAAAGCTGTTACGGCTCAAATCCTTGAAAACCAAGAACGTGCTTTCGCTGAACAGCGTGAGCAAATGGGCATGTTGAGCGAAGCTCCTGCTAACGTCGCTTCGAGCGTCGGTAACTGGGATCCCGTTCTCATCGCTTTGGTTCGTCGCGCTATGCCTAACCTCATGGCTTACGACATCTGTGGCGTTCAGCCGATGACAGGCCCCACCGGCTTGATCTTCGCTATGAAGAGCGTTTACAAGTCGGCTAACCAAG